CTCTTAAAGAAAAGACATTATCGCTAAGAGAAGAAGAAATCCGGTTAAGGGTAGAAACTGCCCAAATGCAAGTAGAAACTGCTATATTAAGAGAAGAAACCGCCAAGATACAAGAAGAAACTGCTATATTAAGAGTGCAAAATAAGGTCTTAGATGCATTATTAAAAAATATTAGAAAACGAAAGGTGAATGAATGATAACAACATCAGTGATGAAGAAAAGAAAAAGAAGCACACATTATGTTGATAATGTTAAGTTCTATAATTCTTTGGTTGAATATAAAAGTACGGTAAAAGAGGCCCTAGAAAAAGGTCTACCACAACCTCGCATACCAAATTACATTGGAGACTGTTTTCTAAAGATCGCCACACATCTATCATTCAATACAAAATTTGTCAATTATCCATTTAAGGATTCAATGATTTCGGATGGATATACTGATTGTGTTAGATACGTTCTTAATTATAACCCTAACTTCTCGGAGGGGCGAACAGAAAAGAATCCATTTGCATATTTCACCCAATTATGTTACTGGGCATTTGTTCGTAGAATCAAACAGGAGAAGAGGGTTCTTGAACTGTATGATAGGTTGATTGAACGTAATGGCTTTGATCAAGTATTTTCAGAAGACGGTGATACCACTGATACTGCAAATCATTCAGATTATAACACGATCAAAGATAACATTCATCAAAAACAGAGGCATTAATAAGTATGGCCCGCGTAATTCTGATAACTGATTTGCACTTTGGATTCAAAAGACAGTCAGCAGTTTTTCACGATTATTTTCTAAAGTTTTATAATTATGTATTTTTTCCATTTCTTGAAAAGAATAGCATCACAACTGTTGTTGATATGGGTGATACATTTGACAATAGAAAGACATTAGATCTAACAACTATTGAATGGGCTAAAACAAACTTCTATGATAGGTTAGAAAGTATGAACATTGAGCTTCATACGCTCGTTGGAAATCATACAACATATTATCGCAATACTAATAGAATCAATACTCCTGAACTACTCCTTGATCAATACTCAAACATTCAAATCTATTCATCTCCAACTGTAGTAGAATTTGATGGTCTTCCTGTTCTAATGATTCCATGGATCAATTCTGAAAACGAGAGGGAAACTCTTGAACTTATTGATAACACAAAGGCCAAAGTTGCAATGGGACATCTTGAACTGAATGGGTTCTATGTTAATCGTGGAACTGCAATGGAAGATGGAAGAGATGCTGATATTTTCTCAAAATTCAAAAAGGTTTTCACAGGTCACTATCATACTCGCTCTGATAATGGAACAGTTTACTATATTGGAAATCCTTATGAGATGTTCTTTAATGATTCGGGAGATTCAAGAGGATTCGTAGTTTTTGATACTGAAACTCTTAAACATGCTTATGTGAACAATCCATATTCATTGTTTGATTATGTCTATTACGATGATACTGATATTGAAAGTTTTGACTTTGCGAGCTATGCCGGAAAGATTATTAAAGTCATTGTAAAAACTAAATCAGACAACGTTATGTTTGATCAGTTTATTTCCAATTTCTATTCAATAGGTGTCGCCGATCTTAAGATCATTGAGAACTATTCACATCAGAAAGAACAAGAATTTGACTTCCAATTAGAGAACGAAGACACGTTCAGTTTAATTCAAAGATTTGTTGACGAGAGTGAAGTTGACCTGAATAAAGATAAGCTAAAGTTAATTCTCTCTGAAATACATAAAGAGGCATGTGAGTTAGTCTAATGTTCTTAATTGTATTGAATGATCGTGAAGCATATTCAGTTTCTACTGGTGTAGTTCATCTCTTTCAGAAAAAAGAAGATGCAGAACATTTTTCAATGCAACTTAAAGACGATAAAATAGAAATTGTTGAATACGAAAACGATCAGATAATAAAAATTTGTAAACTAACCAACGTCAATTATACGATCATAAATGATAATCCTAGAGAAAGTACGCTATAAGAATCTTCTATCTGTTGGTAATACATTTGTTGAAATTGAGCTTAATAAAAATGCAACAACGCTTCTGATTGGTAAAAATGGAAGCTCAAAATCTACTATCATTGAGGCAATTACCTTTGCTCTTTTTAAGAAGGCATATCGGCCAATCAACCTCCCCCAACTAATCAATTCAGTCAACGAAAAAGATTGCCTGGTTGAATTGGAATTTTCTATTAATAATGTAAACTGGCTAGTAAGACGCGGACTTAAGCCAAATATTTTTGAACTATATCAAAACGGAAAATTACTAGAACAAGATGCCTCTGCAGTAGACCAACAGAAATGGTTTGAGCAGAATGTTCTTAAGATGAATTATAAGACATTTGTTCAAATCGTCATTCTCGGTAGTGGAAATTATGTTCCCTTTATGCAACTACCTCTTGCAAGTCGTAGAGAAATCATTGAGGATCTATTAGATATTCGTATCTTTTCGTCAATGAATATCATTATTAAAGATAAACTGCGAACAATCAAAGACGAACTCAAACAGCTCAATTTGTCTGAAACACATCTACACGAAAAATGTGTAATGCAGAGAAACTTTATTGAAGGTCTTGAAAAGGAAGGAAATAATAGAATTAACGAAAAGAAAAAGAGAATTGGAGATCTTTCTGATTTTATTGAAAAAGCATTAGAGTGTAATTCTAAGAATGAAGGTATAGTTGAACAACTTAATAGTAAATCTGTATCAGTATCAACGTCTTCAGATAAGCTAAAGAAGTTAGGAACTCTTAAGGGTAAATTGTCTCAGAGAATTGGAATGATTCATAAGGATCTCAATTTCTTTTCGGAAAACTCAGTATGCCCAACCTGTACTCAGGAAATTGATGATGAGTTCAAACAAACAAAGATTGATGAATACCAAAAATCATCAACCGAATTGACGAATGCCTTTGCTGAGTTGAATGATACAATAAAGAAAGAAGAAGAAAACCAAGAGTTATTCAGCAAAATTTCTAATCAAATCATTCAGCTAAATCAAAAGATACAATCAAATAATATTCAAATCAATACTGCACAGAAGCAAATAGCCGAACTTAATAAAGAGATAGAAACCATTCAAGATGGTATGCAAAACTGTAATACCGAACATCAAAAACTTTCAGAACTTGAGGCTGAATTTCTAGAAGTTCAAAATGAGTTCTTAAGAAAGAAAGATTCCTTACAGTATTATGAGTATATGAGTGGTCTTCTTAAAGACGGAGGAGTAAAAACCCGGATTATACGCAAGTATTTACCGATAATCAATCAGTTAATTAATAAGTATCTCAATACAATGGATATGTTTATTAATTTCAACTTTGATGAGGAGTTTAACGAGACTATTAATTCACCCCTACACGATAACTTTTCTTATAGCTCTTTTTCAGAAGGTCAAAAGCAGAGAATCAATCTTAGTATTCTTTGGACGTTCAGGGAATTAGTAAAGATTAAAAATTCAACTAACATCAATTTTCTATTATTTGATGAAATTTTAGATAGCTCTTTGGATGAGTCTGGAATTGAAGAATTTATAAAAATAATCAAGTACGTCTTCACTGAAACTAATACTTTTATTATCTCACATAGAGAAGGTGTTACCGAAAAATTTGAACATGTTATTGAATTTGAGAAACAAGGCAATTTTAGTCGTATAGTTCGGGCCACTTAAGAAACTGTCCAACTTAATTTCTATTCGTAGACTTTTAGTGTTACTATGAATTAGTTCAAGAAAAAGTGAATGCCACATTATTCTGAAATCCACCGAGATATTAGTGAAGTAAATAAAAACCAAGACATTTTAACAAATCCTGAAAAATATTTCGGACCCAACTATAAGATCCTCCTAAATTTTTGGTTATATTATGATGAACTCTCTAGGGAACAGATGGGCAAATTTTCTGATGTATATTGTAAAATGTATCTACGTGGTAGAGATGTGGAATATATTACACATTTTGCAAAGCAATATTGCAGGCCGTATATTGAGGAACAACTGGATGATCTAGACCGTGAATTGCTTGCTGCCGATCTTATTATAGCATCGGGTAAATCTTTAATATTTCCAAGGGTTTTTGAGCAATTATGAACTACATTTCTTACGCGCATAAAAACGTTGGCACCCATATTCCGGGAAGTATAAACAATCCCGAGGAATATTTTGGACCAAACTACAGAGCCTTACTTAATTTTTGGTTATATTGGGAAAGTCTTAGTTGGGAACAGCGGGTACAATACGAACGACGTGCCAAAGAATGCGATTATGAGTATAGAGCCAATGTATTAAATCTTATCGTATTCTATGTGGAAACCAAATTAACAAGGCGACAATTAAGCTTTTTTCAAATTGGGACCTAGAAATAATCGCATCACATATAATTATTCAACCTCAAATTGGAATACCTTTAACCTTCATTCCTCTAATAGAGTCAATTTAGAAACTGGCATACATAAGCACCGCTTATACGTTTTATATGATACATTAACATCACTGGGAAAAAAATAAATGACAGATAACAACCAGCACTTTTGGAAATACAATGAGGGTGAAATCCTCAAACAGATTCAGGAATATCTTATTGGCACATATGGTGCTCATTATGTCGGAGAAAATGGCATTCAGGCAATGGACCTTATCTCTGCTATCGGAGATGGTATTCCATTTTCCCGTTCTAGCATTATTAAGTATGCTAGTCGGTATGGAAAGAAAAATGGGCTTTCCAAATCCGATTGTCTGAAGATCATTCACTTCGGCATCTTCCTATATCACTTTTCAAATCACGATAAACCAACCACAGATAATTATGAAACTTTCAACTGAGACTATTGACATTCTAAAGAATTTCTCAACGATTAATAACTCCATCGTTATTTCTCCTGGAAATGTTTTAAAGACCATTAATCCTGAGCGCAATGTATATGCCCGAGCAACCGTAGCAGAGACATTTCCTAGGGATATTCCGATTTATGAACTTAGGCAGTTCTTGAATATTTTTTCTCTTCATAGAGATGCAGATGTAGATTTTTCAAATGAACAATACATTCTAGTTAGCCAAGGAACAACCAGAATGAAGTTCTACTATGCCGACTTGTTTTCTCTAACTAAAAATCTTAACATCCCAACTCAGGATTATCCATTTGATGATGTAATTCTTAACGTCTCATTAGATTCAAGTCTTCTGGAACGGGTTAGGAAAGCTGCCAATATGTATATTCTTACTGACCTTTCATTGGTTGGAGATCAAGGAAAAATTGAGCTTAAGGTTCATAACAAAGAAGATCCAGCATCAAAGAGCTACAATGTTGAAATAGGAACAACTGATGAGGGCTTCAATTTTGATTTCAATTTTATTGAGAAGAATCTAATGATTCTTCCAGGCTCTTATAATTTAGATATTGCAGTTTTCACTGGTGGTAGAATCGCTTCTAGGTTTACTAATCATAGTCAGGATCTTCAATATGTTATTGCACTTGAGCCTGATAGCTCATTTGAACGAGTATGAGTAATACCAATATTAGCGGAATGACTGCTAGTGGCTATATTCTAGATGATGTTTCTTTTTATCCTGGAAATTTTCGGTTACAATATTATACTGATCCTCTGCCTTCTCATAATTTCAGAGGTTATGATGGTGGTAATCTTACCGGTAGTCATGTTTTTGAATTTAAAACAACCCAGGTTTATTTACCCACAGCCCGCCACAAACAAATTAGTGAAGAATTAAACGATCCAGAGGTACTAACAAGTCCTGAGAAATATTTTGGACCAAACTATAAGACCCTAATTAATTTTTGGATATATTGGGATAGTCTTAGTTTAACTCAGCGTTGTGATTACCAAGATCTTCTCAATAGTCTCAGTTACAATATTTGGAACCAAGCGTACCACGAGGCTAGAAGATCTTCTGAAAAAGTAGAGAATTGTGCAGTTTCGTTACTTTGCTGGGAAATGGAAATGGAAATGGTCGGAATGCACATAATTTTAGATGAAGGAAAACCTTTAACCTTCATTCCGCTACTTGAAAACTTATGAATAATGAATTCCTCTTCACCGAAAAACATAGGCCAAAAACAGTAGACGAATGTGTTCTACCTGATCAAATAAAGTCCTACTTTACAGAAGTAAGAGATTCAGGTAACGTACCAAATCTACTATTATCTGGACCTTCTGGAACGGGTAAAACCTCAGTATCACTAGCCCTTGCCGATGAATTGGGCCGGGATTTTATGAAAATTAACGGAAGTGAGGAACGAAGTATTGATGTTATCCGTAATAAGGTAAAATCATATGCCTCTACAATTTCTCTTTCATCAACCGGAAAGAAATTTCTACTAATAGACGAGGCAGACAACCTTACACATGATGCTCAACTAGCACTTAGGGCATTTATTGAAGAATTTCAAACCAATTGTGTTTTTATTTTTACTTGTAATTATAAGAACCGAATAGACAAATCATTATGCTCAAGATTTACACATATTGATTTTACATTTCCTACCGACGAAAAGCAGAAAATTCTTGCCAGGTTTTTCAAGAGTGTTTCTAATATTCTAGAAACCGAGAATATTAAATTTGAACCAAAGGTTCTTGCCTCTTATATCGGCAAATACTATCCAGATTTTAGGAGAACTCTTCTTGAGTTGCAGGGATATGTCAGAAATGGCATTATTGATATTGGTATTCTTGGAGTATCATCTGATGTTTCTGTTGTTGAACTTTTTCAACACATTAAGGCCAAGAATTATGCAAACGTCAGAAAATGGGTTATTCAGAATATTGATAACGATCCTTCCATAACCATAAGAAAGATCTTTGATGAATTGTGGATAAACACGGAAATTGTTAAATCAACAATTCCCCCCTGTATTATTATTCTGGCGAAATACCAGGATTTAGCAACGAGGGTTGCAGACCAGGAAATCAATATGATGTCCTGTGTGACCGAAATTATGTATGAAATCGAATGGAACTAATTATGAACAGAAATCAAACTGACGATCTAGCTACACTTGCAACAGTTTTTTACCGCAATCTTTCCGAAGATTCAACCTGGCTGAATCCATTTGCATACGAAAATTGGAAGCCATATATCGTCATGGGCCTTTTAAACGAAGAACCAGCCGGAGAATTCAGTGAACTGCATCAAGATTCATTAACCGATGAACAACGTCAATATGCCTACACTCTTTATAAGAGTCTACCTGGTTATTTGAGTGCAGCAAATGAATGATAAAAACCCACCGTGGGGATATGACGAAGACCCCTGGAAAGAGATTGATCTTTTTAGAGATTGGGTAGCGGATAAGGAACTCAAAAGTATTGATGTAACTGATACTCTTACACTTATTGAAGTGTTTAGTTTATGCTCAGAGACTTTTGTCTCTGCCTTTCCGAAAGAAGCTCAAACTGAACCAGAAGACTGGAACGAATATGTGCAGGATTTAGGATAAATGGCAGCTCCCGATTTAGGCCAATGGTTAACCTCAATTAACTTTTCTAAGGAAAATTTGATTGAGGAAATTCCTGAAAACATCTCATCATATAATCCATATATTGTCAATAAGTGTGTTGCGGGTCATCTTGACACGATTCTTTTTGCAAACGAGATGAATCGGCATCCTTATATTTCTAAGGATATGCAATATGCCTTCTATCTAAACTCTCTTAGAAAGAAAAAGAGATATTCACCTTGGATTAAAAGAAGCGATGCAGAGAACCTAGCAGCAGTCAAAGAATATTATGGTTACAGCGACAAGAAAGCCCTGGAGGCAATAAGGGTTCTAAATAGAGACGAGATAAATTTTATCAAACAAAGATTGAATAAAGGTGGAGCCAAAAATGGGTGAGTTTAATAAAGAAGGAATCGTTGAATGGAATCCTTCAATGATGGTTGAAG